CTAACTTTAGCTCGTTTTTCATTATAGTGATCTTCTGCGTTAAAGAAATCAAGACCAATATCTGAATTAAAGATAATTGAATTTCTATCATTGATTAATGCCTTTGCTTTAGAAATAATATCGTCTGCGGTATCTGGAGTAACTTCAGTTGTTTTAACATATTCAATGATGTCCATTAAAGATGAATCAAAGTTTCTCCACTTGATCCAAGATTCAGTAGTTTGTGTTAACCATTCTTCATCATATTCTCGAAGATCAACCGCATAGATCATGTCTACGATATCTTCATCAACTTTGCCTTTTATCTTTGGGTTTTGAATGAGAGCTTTCATCTGCTCAGCAGAAGGTGTCTCATGAAACTTTTGGTAAAACTTATTAGCTAAGAAGTGTAATGTGTCAATATCATCAAGGGTATAAAAGCCCTTCTTAATTGTCTCTAAGTATTTTGGTTTACCTAAAGATAACTTAAAGAATATTTTTTCAAACTCTGGTCCGAATTTCATGTAGTTGTAGTATATACCCTATTATAGAGCGTTTGTTGATATTGTTTCAAATGATATTATTCTAGTGTAATGTGACCTGCACCAACTGACCATGGCTCTTCTGCCCAGACGTTAATTGCAATTGCACCTCTAGTTCCCTTAGTAACCTCTTGAACTCCGTGAACAACTTCACCTGGATTAAAGATTACAAGTCTATTTGGACGGGTTTTAATTAACTCAGGTGTCTTTCCTTCGCCATCTGTATAAATTGCCAAATCGCCACCCTCAAATTCAAATCCGGGAGGATAGTATACACATCCTAGAACTGGAAACATTCTATTACCCGTCTGTTGACGATATACTACGTCATCGTCTAAGTGTAATTCAAGATAGTTTCTACGACCTGTCATTTCAGCAGATTGAATACCTGTCCAATATTCAAATCCATCTGCTGTAATATTTACATTCGATAAAGGAAATTTAGTACCCCAGATATATTGTGTCAATCTTTGCTTTACGTTTGAAGCTGGTTTAGCCCACCAACCCTTCCAATAGGTATATTTACCAGTTGGATAAAAGAAATCATCGCCTTCAGCTGCGATATCGTTTAATAGTGTTTCATCTTGAATGAAATCATCAAATACTGCTATCATAAATATGGATTTATTTTTATTTTGTAGGTTTCTTTTCCGGGTTCATCTTTTGTTTGTTCAATTAAACCCAATTGTATTGCTCGTTTAAGACCCTCTTCTGCATTCTCATGGTTACCCTTTGAAAAATATCGCATTAAAGCATGTTTGCTAAAGGTATCTTTTTGTCTATCAGGTCGCTTTACTGCTTCATTGATAAAAATGTACAATATATCAAATGCATCTGGAAATGATTCTAATGATTCATGAATTCCTAAGATATACTTAATTGGAAGCTTATCCTCTGATATTTTATGTACATTAACTTTCATTAAGCTTCTAGTGTTTCATTTAACATATCTTCAATATCTACTGCGTCGATTTCAGTATTATAGTTAAAGATTGGTTTAATGTGCTCATTAATTTGCTGTAGAACTTCTTCTGTGAAAACTTTACTTGTAAAGAATTCTTTATTTGTTACAGTTTCATCAAGGTGTTTACAAATCCAGGTGCGTGCAGTTGCTTTAGGAATTTTTTCACCTTTTTCAATAACTCCTTTAGCTACGCCACATACATCCCATGCAACATATTGTTCAAGACCAACGTAAGGATTCATACCTTCTGAAAAGTGTAAGTGAAATTTAATTGGATGTGGTTTTGCAAAACGATTCTTATCTGGTTTAGCATTAACTACAATACCAACCTTTTCTGCTCCGTCCTTTAGTTGCGCTTTATTTAACATAAGAACAATTGAGGCTGCGTATTGTGGACCTGTTCCACCACCTGCAATTTGACGAGAAATAAAGTCTTGTGTTTGGTATGTGTGATTGGTGAATAAGAAAGGAATTTTAAGGTCAGCTAGAGGAGTCATAATAATTCTAAAGATCGACTTAAGAACTTTAGATCGAGTCATATCTGCCTTATCTGAACCTGTTGCAGCATCTTCGATTTCCTTTGCTGTTGCTAAGTTACCAGCTGAATCGAGTACTATCATTACTTTGGGAACTTCTCCACCTTTACGTTTAATATCCTGCATCTTTTGTGTGATAGTGGTAACAGATGTACGAAAATCTTGAACCGTGTTGATAGGTTGATAGTTTACCATAGAAGTATCAATACCAAACTTTTCCATTTGCTCTTTATCTACTGCCGCTTCTGAATCATAATAGATTACATTGTAACCCATGTTGATTGCTTCGCGAACAGAGTTTAGCATCAAGAATGTTTTACCTGTTCCAGATGGACCTGCAATTGAACATGAACGGTTATTTGGCCAACCTCCAAAAAGAGACCCACTAACGCATGCGTTTAAGTGATAATTACCTGTGTTAATCCATTCGGTAACTTCACTGAAATTAGATTGGTTCATAACGGAACCTAGAGGATTTAAACTTGCTAATTCAGCATTTAAATCTTCAAATGTAAATTTATTTTTCGCCATTTGTATTTTCTTTATTTTCTTTTAGTCTCATTTTGTCTAAAGTTTCAATCAAATCTTCAGTTTCATCCTGTATCTCTGCCATTTGTGACTTTAGAACACGTAAACGAGCATGAATCTTTGCATACTCTTTAATTTGTTGTAACTGTTCTTCAGTATACAACTTGTCGCTTTGTTTTGGATCAATTTTTGCCATCTTCTTCTCTAATTACATCAAATATAGTTACTTGATTCTTATTTGGTTTTTCTTGGTCTTTTTCAAAAGACCAAACCATTTTTCTAATTGCATCACCAAGTTCCAAATTATTTGGATACTTTTTTACCAATTCTCTAAGTGTTTCAATTGTTACTTTCATAATTAAAATAGTGAGGTTGAATAAATTAAATTTCTATTTAAAGTTTGTAGACCAACTGATGTTAACACTCGATTCAATGGGTCAATGACGCTTTTTTCAAATTGAATTTCATAATCAATTTCTGGTGCAATTTCGTACGGGTGATCACCTGGCATATAAGCAAACATATCTGAAATAGCATGTTTACAATGATATAATTTTAACTTTTCACCATTACCAATCATCTTATATTTGTTTTTATACTTTGAATTAGTATTCATAAGATAATTGTAGAAGCCTGCAGCCTTTACGTTAGGAGGACATTTAGATCCAATTTGAAATTCAATTGTATCATCTACAATATACTTTTCGATATTATTAGTTCTCTTGTTAAATGAAATTTGATCAACATCTGCTAATTGAAATTCTTTCTTACATTTCTTCAAATAATCAACTAGTTTTTTAAGAAGATCACCTGTTGGTTTTTCTGAAAGTACAATTTTAAGAGCTTCAGTTAAGTGTTTACGTGCTAATGCAGGGGTTGAAGATTGGATTGTATCGAATCCAATTGTTTTGATCTTTTTTAAAGTCGGATATCTATCGTCAATTGATAGTTTATCTTCCCATGCAATATTTTGTAAATACTTTTTCTTAGCGAGCCAAATTCCAGAATATGCAATAGTTTCAAGTTCGAACATTAAGAAGTTATCCGTGTTTGTTGCTTCTGCATATCTTTGCATACACTTTACAATATAATCATTCAATCTGAAGTTGTACAACTCCATGATAAACTTGTCGATTGTCATGCTTTCTTCTAGCCATTCAATGGACTCGTACATCTCTTCAAATTGAACGTAACAAGAATCTGTGTCAATGTAAACCACGGATGGCTTATTAAGATGATTCTTAACTTTTATATTAAATTTCTGGTGTACTTCTGTATCTTTATGCCAAAATTCTTGAAAGTATTTGTTAAGAATTTTTTCAGAATAAAGAATAGCACTTTGGCCTTGCAGGGTAATTGACTCCGCAATATCGATATTGAAGAAGTGAAACCACTTATTACCGAATGCACCATAGATAGAGTTCAACGTAACTTTAACAGCTTGTTCATATGCTGTATATTTAGTTGACATCATTTCATAGTACTCGACTAATTCTTTGATCTCTTGTTTTGTAAGCTCGTTTTCAGGCTTACTAATAAGCTTTTCTATATTCTCCAATACCATAGGTTATTACGCTGATGCGCAGGTTGCGATTGTTAAAAGTGTTTCTGAGTCATTTGAACGAAGAACAACGCGGTTATCTAAAACGTTTGCTGTGTAATCTTCTTTATCCAAAAGATTCAAATACTTTTTAAACAATGTAACTTTACCTCCTGAAGTACCATCATAATCTGGTGTAACAAGCATATTATATGTGTTACCGGTCAGTTTAACTCCTTTGCCATTTGCTTCGATTGAGAATGTTTCTTCTTTATCCAAACCGAATAATGAACGTACTTTATTTAGTGTAGTGTAATCAATGTCAAACTTGTATGCTGCAGAGTCAACATTAAAGATAGCTTGAATCTGTGCGTCTGTCAAATCTTTGTAACCCAAAGAAGGTTCAGAGCATGCAAGGTTGATCTCGAGTTCATCGTTATAGATGCGGAAAGTAGTTGCAACACAATCATCTTCGTTTTCGATGAATTCAAATTCACCAGAGATTGAATCATATTCAAACTGCTTAAATGCATCAGTTAACTTCTGTGCATCGAAGAAAGCAATCTTCAATTCTTTTTCTGTTGTGATTTGACCTTCTTCGATTTGGAACATTTGAGCCAAAGGAATACGGTGGTGCTTAACTGCATCTCGTTGAGGCAAATAAGCTGAAGCTTGTACAACTCCATCTTTGATTTTGAAATAGATGAAAGAGTCAATGACTTTCAATCTATTCACAAAGCTAATAAAGCTGTTTTGATCGACTTTGTTAATCTTAATTTTCATACTGTTTTTGAATTTAATATACGTTTAGGTATTATAACCATAAACCGCATAAAGTTTCAAAAAAGTATTACTCTTCAGATTCTTCAGTTTCTAAAGATTCATCAATGCCTAATCCGATTTGATTAGCTTGATAATGAGCCATGTATTGCTCTCTTGTCATTCCTAATTGGTCAGCTTGCCAACCTACAAAATCATATACGTGTTTCTGTTCCATTATAGAGTTATGTATTTATAATCTATATATCTTATTTATTATATTTGATGGTCCATGTATTGACATCACTATCTACGATTCGATTCATTTCGATTTGACCTGACGAAGTTGACATTTCAGTATTAATTCCACCTTTAATATAAATAGATTGAATAGGTTCAATTGTTTTATTAATCCAATCATCACCAAACCAAATTAAAAGATCTTCTGGAATTGATACCCATTTGCTCTTCTTAATAAAAAGTAAACATCCCCATCCTTTAGTGATATAATGTTTATTTTCAAGTAAAAAATCTTCAAGTTCTCTAACTCCTATTCCAAATATATCATTGTTGAAGCAATATGTATTGCAACCTATTGCCCCATAACCCTCTAATTGATTTATGAAATGAAGATTTGAATTTATGTCAAATTCTATATCATCATTTGATATTATAACATTTTCGTATTTTGCTAATGTGACACCCAGATTCCATGCCCTATTAACATATATGTTATTTTCTTGTTTTATATGGACTAATTTAGATTTATGATTAAAATCAAACGATGGTGCATCATTCTTTGCGTTATCTATTAATATAACTTCAGATACAAGATCACAATCTAAATAACTTTGAATTAAGTTAACTGTGTATTTGCTTTTCCATAAGGTTGGAATAACTACTGAAAACATAAACCTATTTTTATTTATATTTATTTCTTTAAAAAAAGTGAGGCCAGGAAGTAGCGAACTCCTGGCCTCGTTCCGTTAACTATAACGGTCCTAAGAGTGGCCATCACAGCCACACCTTTAATTATCTATCCATCACAAGAAAGACAGTCAGGATCGATCGCAGCTGCTGCAATATCTCCTCTAAGTACGCTTTCAGTTCTCATATAATAAAGAGTTTTAATACCCTGATCATATGCTTCTAAGTGAACTTGATTGATGAATTTTGGTTCTGCTTCTTTTGGAAACGCAAGATTTAAAGAAACTGCCTGATCAACGTATTGTTGTCTAACGCCTGCTTGTTTTACCAATTCTAATTGATTGATTTCTTTAAACGTCTTGAATATTGATTTAAATGGAATATAATTATCTCTTTGAAGTTCTGATAATCTTTCCATTTTATTTTTATGTAATGGAGCAGTTTTAGATGAAACATGTACATAGTAGTCATCGATCCATGAAAGACCAAAAACACTACCACCATCAACTAAAATCTGGTCCCATGTTTCCTTTGTGTTTTTACCGATTTCTTCTAAAGCTGCTTCAAGAGTTGGATTCTTACGAATGAACGTTCCTTTTGCAGTTTGTTCTGTGAAAACATTGGCAGCCCATGGTTCAATACCCGCTGAAACATTACCGCTTAATTTAGAATTAGAAACCGTTGGTGCGATTGCTCTTAAGTGTGTGTTGCGCATCCCTGTTCCAACACACCATAGAGGTTCACCCATGTCAGTTGCCATATCTCTACTTGCTTTTTCACTTTCAGTTTTAATCATTGAGAAAATCTTACGAGTTTCAAATTGAGCTGTTAAACCTTCAAACGGAATATTACGTTCTTGTAGGTATGTGTGCCATCCAAGAACTCCAAGTCCAAGTGCTCTACCTTTTTCTGCAGAACGAACTGAGTTTTCAAATCCACGCATAAATTTTGCCTTTTGAATGAATTCTTCAAGAACACCATCAAGAAACCATGTCGCTGTATAAATAAGATCTGTATCCTTCCACTCATCATACTTTGCAAGGTTCACTGAAGATAAACAACAAACGAATGAGTGATTTTCATCAGTGTGTAGCGTAATCTCAGAACAAATGTTTGTCATATAAACCTTTAATCCATTCTGTTTATATGCATCTGGATTTGAACGATTTACATTGCCTTTAAACATAATGTATGGCTCACCAGTCGCTCTACGCTTGCGAATAACTGCAGTCCATCTTTTACGAGCTTCTTTGTCGCCAGCTTTTACCTTTTGCATAAAACCATCTGAAATTACAACACATTGGTGTAGGTTCAATGATTGACGGTTTACATCTCCCTTTGGTTCGCGAATTTCTAACCATTCCCAGAAATCTGCATGTTCAATATCAATATTAACTGAAGCTGCTCCTCGTCTTACGCTTCCTTGGTTAGTTGCTAAAATAGTTGAATCATAAATCTTACAAAATGGAACAATACCATCGCTTGTTCCGTTGCCTCTAATCTTTGCACCGGCTGGTCTGATTTGGTTAATACCAATACCAACTCCGCCTCCGTGTTTTGCTAGCAACATCATCTCTAAATTCTTTGCACCAATATCATGAATTGAATCAGCTACGTCAATACCGAAACAGGAAATTGGAAGGCCTCTTTCAGTTCCTGTATTTGAAAGAACTGGAGAAGCTAAATTCAACCATCCCTTCCAAATATAATCAAAGAATTTACTTGCCATTTCTGGTTTTTGTAAACGCTTTGCCACCGTTGTTGCCACTCTCCAATATGCATCCTTTGGTGTTTCACCCTGCATAAGATAGCCATTGCTAATTGTCTTTACATAAATCTCAGTGTTGCCCCATGTTGGAAAATCTACTCCGATTTCCCATCCTAGGGTTTCACCATGATTAATGCTTTCTACTTTCTTTCCCATATAAATTTATTAAAATAATTCGTCTTCATCCCAGTTTTCATCTTCGCCTGCCTTAGAATAATCTGTAGGTCTGGTTGCAAAGAAATCTGTATGTGTTGTTCCACCCGTTAAGTGATAAAACCAATCTAATTCAGAAGCAGCAGCTTCATCATATTTCATAAATGGTCCATCAGTGTAACCTAATTCTGCAATTTTTTCGTTTGCTCTTTTAAGAATAAACTGTTTTAGATCACTAGCCTTTAGATTATCAAGATCTCCCATTTCAAACATCTTATCAATGAAATTATGTTCCATGTCAACCATGAGCTCAGCTGCACGAATCACATCATCTTTTACGTCCTCTTTCAATTCAGGATATTCTGTGGACATGTGCTTAAATAATTGACAGCCCATCTTAGAGTGTAGTGATTCGTCACGAACTGACCACTTCATCTGTTGACCAATTCCTTTTAACAAGTTTCTCATTTGAAACGAGTAAAGAACTGCAAACGATGAATACAATGAAACTCCTTCAGCAAACGCTGAGAAGATTGCTAGTGATCTAGCAACTTGCTTTCTGGCAGTTGCTGATTTTTGTAGGTCCTCATGAGTCCAATCTGCTTCAGTTGAAGTTAACAATTCAAACTTCTCTGAAATTGCTGGTTCATGTAAGAATGCTGAGAAATCTTCAAGACCTAATGTTTCGTTTAAATATGAATATGCAGTTGCGTGGATTGTTTCTTGTGATCCAAATGCCATTGCCATTTGTTTGATTTCATGCTTAGGAAACCAATGCGTAACCATACCTGTCCAGTAATCTGAAACTGCGCATTCAGTTTGTGCAAACCCCAATAAAATGTTACCTACTAAATTCTTTTCTGCATCTGTTAATTTTTCATTCCAGTCTTTGACATCTCCTTGCATTGAAATTTCAGTGTGTAACCAAAATGCTTGCATTTGTTTTAACCAACCCTCTGTGTAGTAAACCGGATATTCAAATGGCTTGTATTCAATTCTTTCTTTAAATAAATTAGAATGTGTATTTTCCATTTTTTTGTATTTTTTTATATTCCTTTTAGACTATAAAAGGCCTTTCATCAGAAAGGCCTCTTACTTGTATTGAATGTAGGTTATATATCTACGAGTCAATATTCAGAGCCCATATGGGTTAAAGTTATTATGTTATTCTTTTCTTAAGTTGGTCTGCTTTTGTGAAATAATCATACGACATTTTCTTATATTGTTTCCGTTGGTCGTATAAATCTGTTAATATCTTTTTAAGAATACTATCTTCTTTTTTATACACTACACCGTTATCGCAAACAATAACTTCTTTATCTTCTCTTCGTTCTTTAATCTGACTCTTATAAACTTGTTCAACATATGCATCCGGTGAGATGTTAAACTGTCTCATAATAGAAGGATATAGTGAAGCAAAGTCAAATGCACTAATTCCTTCATAGTAACCTACAATAGGTTCTTTAACGAAAGCTCCAACGTATTGACCATCCTTTTGACCATCTTCTCGTTGTTCTGTTCCAATTCGCATTCCTTGTTCAGCTAATTTACGAGCCATAAGAGCTTCTGTGATTGCTACTGGAGAACTTGCTTTATACAGTGGCATCTTAGTAATATTCGCCAAGGTTAAAAGAACTTCCATTGATTTAAGTTTCTGATCTATATAATAGACTAACACGGAGTCAACTACGTTATAGTATATGTATTTAGTAAAGTTATCTCTATAAAGATCTTGGAGTGAACCTGTGAACTTAATTTTATTTGTATTTAATACTTGACTCGAAACATAATCGAGTGAATTAGATTCCTTTACTTTAACTGAGCGATCATATTTATCATACAATTGCATGTAGTCCAGAATTCCAATGTGAAGTGGGCGTGAATCAGTTCTATCAACACTTTGAGTCATACCAACTTCATTAATATCAATTTGAAGTCTTTTACAGCGATTAACAATATATTGCCAGTCATAGTTGATAAAGTTCCATCCTGTCATCATTGGAAATTTAGGTAAGAACTTCATTAAGAACGTGTATACCATATCATATTCAGTGTTGAACTTATGGTATTTAAATTCCCAATCTTGATCAAAATCTTTGAAATATTCATTAGTATCATCTTCAATCTTTTGAATACTCTTAGGATCCATATCTTCAAGACCTAAAACAATCGCTTTACGCTCAGGTGTAATGATAGAGAAAGAAAGAATTCTTGATTTAGCTTCTTCAGCCTTTGGAAAACCATCAACGATTTCAGTTTCAATATCGACAAAATATGTCTTAGGCATATTATATGCCAGTAGTTCTTCTTTATCTCTTTCTGGTAATCCATCAATAAAATAGACCATTGAGAACTTATTGAACTGGCGAGCTGGACCTAATTTAACAGGTCGACCATCCCAATTTTTAAATTCAGTACTTACTCCTCGTTCTTTTTCGTCACAGATATACCAGTTTTGAAACTGTGAAATTGGATATTGTTTAAATGCTACTTTGCCTTCGACATCATAGTAGGAAATGATGACGTCTTTGTCTCTTTGCTCAATATCTAAAATCATTAATAGTTATTTTTCTGGCGGTTAACGTTTTCTTCTGCTTTTGCGAAATAATAGTTGTATGCTGTTTTTGCATCTAATCCGATTGAGGCCGCGTAGTTTATAAAGAAGTGTAGAATGTCTACCCATTCCATATACAATTCTTTCTTGTCGCCATCTGATAGATCTGAAACTTTCATAGTTTCATACTTTGAGAAATCTTTCTTCCAGTATTTCCATACTGCATTGCCAGATCCATCTTTAATACCGCCAAGTGCATCCGTCATTTCATGAATTTCATCAACGACTGCGTGTGTATTAACATGCCAGAAGTTCATAACTTCTCTAATTGTCATATCTTCAAATTTGAAACCATAAGTCTGCTCTTGCATTTTCTTTTGGTTTTCCATAATATCAGCCAAGTGTGTAGTTGACTGGTCGTAAAAATCTTTTACTTCAAGATCTTTGCATTCGTTATCTATATTTGCCATGTAATTTATACTTAGAAAAGTGAGTTTGTTTTTAGTTCTTGAACTGGACCTGGTTTATTAGCTCTTTTTGTTACATTAGAGATAGCTTCGAAAAGATCTGTGTTAACTACTTCTGGTGCGTTATGTAGTTTAGCTAACCGAAGAGAGTTCTTTCTAAAGGCATCTCTGCGTTTATGGTCATTAGCCAATTCTAAGATTTGAGGAATTGAAGCTTCTACATTATTCTTATCAACAAAGATTGCAAAATCTTCTAATTCAATAAAAGGAACCTTTTCTGTTCGGTGGATTACGTTCTCTCCCCAATGTTTATCGAATAATGGAATTGTACCCGCTGCAATAACTTCACACATTGCATATTCAATCATCGAACCATAAAGACGAGCTGGAAGATTAAAGAACTCTGCACCAAACATTGAGTTTGAAAGCTCTCCCATTCCTTCAGCTAAATTATAAGGACCATAAATGTATACTTTATCATCAACCTGTGGATAAATTATAGGATTCTTTTTTTCATTAACTTCAAACACATCTTGGCGAGGAGAACGGTCGTCATTTAAGAACATTGGAAGAGCACCAATAGAACGTTCAACGCCACGAGCTTCTGTTACAAAATCATTACCTTTCAAAAGGTTCATAATATCAAACATACGGAATGGATCCTTAAATCCAGCAAATCGACCAAAGTAAGTAACTCGTCGCATTTGTTCTTCAGCTGGTTTCCAAGTTGGGAGCCATGCATCATAATCATATGGATTTAGGTTCATTTCGATAAGAGGAGTATCTGGTGCCTCTTCTCTAAGTTTGTTTGCAAAATTAGAAGTCAAAGAGTAGTTGAACATAGCGTCCATCTGTGTCATGATCTCCCAATACTTGTGATTCTTTGCAAGGTTTTGAGTATTGTGATCTAAACAGTTTCCAACTTTAATTGGATTTGTTAAACCATATACACAATGCTCAATGAAATCTTCATTGAACTCATCGCCCACTGATTTGTGTGGAAATGAGGTGTAATAAACTACATCGTGTGAGTTTAATTCCTTTGCAATTTTTGGAATGTCTGCTCTTTTAAAATACGTTGTAACAATGTCTGTTGTTTTTTGACGTGGCCAAACCTTTTCAGTAGCTGAATAGATGGTTGCTTCATGACCTTCTTTAATTAACCAATTGTAGAATTCAATAGTGTGTCTTGTTAGACCACAACCCTCTACTCCTTTTGCTAAGACTAATGCGATTTTCATTTCTTATTTTCTATTTTTAAATCTTCTATTTTAATATAAATCGGTTCTGTACTTTTTTCAAATAACACATCGACAAATATAGTGTTATAGAATTCATAAAATTCGGTTATTTTGCCATTTCCTAACTTTAGATGGCTAACAGCAGTACCTCGAGTTAAATCATCCATTATTTTGTTTTTCATTTACATAGTTATCAAGACCTTGAATATAGCCGATTGCATCGAGTAAATTGTCACGCTTATGGTTATAACTTTCACGTGAAAATTTAAGAGCAATAAGAGCCATATACATTTCGCGGCCAGTTACATCTAGACCTGTCATACCTTTAAAAATGAGAGCAGCTCGATCCATACCTTCAGAGAAAGGTCCATACATACGATCTTTTTCTTCAGATCGATTATTGATAAGTTCGTGAGCTTCTAGTGAGATTGATTTATTATCCATGTAAAATATGTTTGATTAATTATACCTTATATATGCGTTTTGTTTCTGGCATTTGTTGCTTTTGGAGAACTATCTTTTAATGGACTTTCTTCATT